ATGCCATTACACTTCCACTGGGAATAATTGACATCTGCAATTAACTGCATTAGAAGCACTTAAGCCAGCACCACGTGGACGGGGCGCTTTCTCTACGGTGGTCGATATGATATTACCGTCTTTATCTCTCTTTTCTGTAATTACATCAAAGTAACCGTCTTCGCCTTGTGTTTGCCCTTCCATCGCTGCATGGCTAGGACGTACACGGCCGTCTCTTTGAGTTAACCAGACCATCTTGTAACCTTGGCCTTTATAAACACTATATTGCATTCCACTTGTTACATTAGCAGCCGTTGTGTTTGCAATCATGTTCACACGGCTTGTCTTAAGACTTGCAAATTGCTGTTTTAGAATCTCTCTTAATTCTGCACTTGATTTGCTTGCATTCGCTGCTAAAGTTGCTTGAACTTCGCTTCTAATTACTCCGATTGAATCGGATATTTTTGCGCTGTTTTCGTTTACTAAAGCTGTAATTTCTTGGCCTGTTTGGCTTGTCAAATCTTCAATGCCTAAACCTAAATCTATAAGCAATCTTTGTTGAACTCTGTCACAAGCTTCTTGAACCGTAGCATCGAATAAATCTAGTTGCTCATTAGTAACGTCTAAAGTCGTGGCGCTTATTCCTTCATTGCGAACAATATCAAAGGCTTGGTTTTCAAGTGTATTCACCATGCCAGAAACAACAATCTTTAATTCATTTTCAGTTGCCGTTGTAAGTGTATCATAATTACGCCAGAATAAATCTTTTGCGTTGGCCGTAACTAAATTAAGACTTCTATTTGCTAACTGCGGAACTGGAGCTATTGGTTTTGGTTCTGTACTTATTGACAAAGGAACAAGCCCACTACCAATAAGAGGAACGTTGCCACCTTCTACAGCATCATAACCTCTTTCTTTTCTTGCATCATTAATAGTTTTAATTCCCCATTTCAATTCAAATTCTTCTTTGCGCATATCCATTTCAGGATCAGCGTAAGCATAAGGAACGGGCTCTATTAGAATATCTTCTTCAAAGCGTCTAAAATGCCTTGTAAATTCTTCCGCAATATAGATTGCTTCTGGATCGATTGTGTTCTGTCTAAAGATTGCAAACTGAACTTCTGCAGTTGCTCTGTTTTGGAACTCACCTGTAAGCATTCCAGGTGGCACGCCAAACACTTGAGCAATTTGCGCCCTTGTGTCTTTGCTTACTGAATCGTAATTAATACCAAGTTCACTTTTTGGAGGTAGTTGTAATTGCATCCCACCACCTAACAAGGCACGCAATTTATAGTCAGGTAGTTCTTCATTCCATGAAGATTTTAGCTTATGCCATTCTTCAATATCAAACCTTTCAGGGAACGTTGCTATCAAAGGCGGAACGGCATTATTAGCAAAAAGCCTATGTAAGTATTCACTTACTTCAACATCGATATTCGCATAATCAAGAGCCGCCGTAACCAAACCAACGCCAAACATATTCATTCCTACAATCTCGTCTGGTCTTGCCGCTGGGTGTACCCTTGCTAAGTGAATTACTTCATTTTCTGGAATAGGAATTAAACCATCTGAAACGCTTTGATATGTATACCCTTGTACAAAGTTATCCCCACCCATTATGACACGTACTCTCGTAGGATTCAAAACCCACATTTGAAGCGGTACTTTGTAGCCTATGGTCGGCGTCCATATAAAGCAATTACCGTTTATTGAAAGCCAATTTTCAATAAAACTAAAAACTTGTGAACGTGTGAAATACGGATTTGGATTTGCTATTAAGTGAGCCGCCCAGTTATCGTTTCCAAGTTCAGATTTAGTGAAGTTGTGTTCTTTGAACGTGTTGAACTGAATAGCACTTAAAGCATTTGCTCTGTGTTGTAAACACGCAAACACCGTGCCACGCAAACTCATTGCAAGCTCGTTTCCTTGTGGAATTGAAGCAACTTGTCTATATCCAGAATATGATTGATATGGACGTTGTAGCCTTTTGCCACTAGGCAAAATAGCATTTGAAATTCTTTGTCTGATATCGTCAAGTAAACTCATATGTATATGCTCGGAGTTTTGCGAATAGCATTGAACGCATGGCTAAGTGCGTCTATATAATCGTCGTGCCTATCTTGTGGCGTTCCTGTAAAGCTCAACAATTCATCTGTAAAGTCTGGATCTAAGTGGCCTACATGAAATACAAGGCCTTGCTCGTATCGTGCTTCAACTGGCTGAAACCTTGTAATTTTATCACGTGTTGAAACCACACCAACAACATTCATCTTTGTATTTCTCTTAAGTTCTTGAACCATATAGGCTTGCGCTTGATTTGATTCAACCGCAACTACACGGGCTTGCCACTTTGATTCCATTGCGATAATTTCTGCTCCAATTTCTACAAAGCTCCAGCGCCCTCTTTTAGCGTCAACAACCACTATCTCACCTTGTGAAGTCGTGCCAATTGTAACGATCGCCGTATAATCCGCTGTTTCTTTTTGTGAGATTGCAAGATCGACACCAATATAGTAAGCCGGGCATTGTTTGTTATCTGAAATCTTGATCCAATCCCGCTTAACTTTACTAGCGGAACGGTCAACGTATTCAGCCAAGAATTCTTGTGCGAAAACAACTGACGGCATCTGTTCCTTTTGGCGATCAATCTCGGATTCTTTAATCTGTCCGCCCTCATAAGTTGAGTAATGGAACGATTGCCAATCGGAGTATATATTTGAATTCTGGTCAACTTCATAAAAATGGTTTTTGCCTTTTGGTGTCGAAAAGAAATACGCATCGCCTTCGTAATCTGCTAGCATTGGACTTATCACAAAGTTCCATGCGTCTTCTGCATTTGGGCAATGAGCCCACTCGTCAAGAATCACTCTGTGGAACTTATTACCTCGTAAACCATCCGCGCGCCAAATGCCTTCTAAATTCAATTGCGAATTTCCTAGTTTAATTTCGCCGTCTTTGAAAGTTGCTCCAAGTGGCGCAAATAATTGCCTTGCTTCGTTTTGCCGTCCTTTGAGTTCCGTGTAACTGGGCGCGGTGTAAAGAACCATTGCTCCATCAATTTCCAGCATCTTTTCAAGGGCCAAAGCAAAAGCGAGATAAGACTTACCAAAGCGACGCCCGCACCGAATAACATTAAACCGATTCCGATTGTTAATGATTTCAAGTTGTTTTTCATGGGGCTTAATCCTGACTATCGTTTCCACTTTTGCCACCCCACTCAATTTTCATGACATTCGCTTCTTGAACATTTGTATTCAAATGAGAAAGCAAATCAATAAGAACCTTCATTGCTGCCATGTCTTCTTTGTCTAAAATCTTTTTGTGGATAAGCATATGAATAACTTCTTGGGCAATAGTCTCTTTTGTTTTGCCAGGTTTTGCAAGTTCTTCCGCTGCTATCTTTGCCAAGTCTTTAACGTACACAATAGAACCCGACGGGCGTCCTTTGTTGTTTCTATATTCTGGCTTGTTCGCAAAAGAATGCGGCGCCAAATGTGGATTCACTTTACCTTTTTGAATGTGTTTAGCTGGCATTATTTTTTCACTCCTCCCAATACTCCTAAAACCAAACCAAGCCCAAACGTTCCAACTAAATAACCATAATTTTGTTTTTCTTCAACTGGAACGGTAATTGTTTTCACTTGAATAGAATCTGGACGTGGTCTATAGACTAAAGAAAAATAGCCCCTGCGATTAGTGTAATTGAACGCCATATTAATAGTGTCGTTTGTGGACGTGATTACTGAATCTGCTTGGGCTATAAAGTTCGTATCGTTGCAAGGAATATCTACTGTGTCTGTATGAAAATAGTCTTTGTATTTTAATTGAATACTTTTCACTTTGATAGTGTCTTTGATATAAACAGGGCGCTCAACTAATTTAGTTACAAAGCTAGTATCACTTTTGCCTCCAGAGCCTTTGTTACATGAATGACCGTAACTTAAGCCTATTAGAAGCATAAGTAAAGCCCACATAAAACACGCTATGAAATTTCGATTCATCATTGTAATACTATTCCGTTTTCAATTAAGTAATTTTTCACGCCACCATCTTGATCAATAATCGCAAAACCGTGATTGCTATTTGAATGCGGCATGTAGTTCATAACCAACTTGCACAAACAACCAATTGAATAACACTTTATAAATTTATTCTCAAGACTTCGACCACTCGAAAAACTTGTTCTATGCACGTGGCCAATTACAGTATCTGAATACGTCTTTAGCAATAGGCTTCTAGCTGGATTGATACCGCCGCTCACTTTGAATTCATGACCATGAGCAATAAACGTTTTGCCTACTTTCATGAACTGTCCAGACTCTACAAATTCAATTCCAAGTTCTTCAAGATGTAATAAGCTAGTCCAATTAATTAATTCTTGAACGGCGTCTGCGTTCTTAACTAAATAGGCTTGCAACCTGTCTTCATGATTACCAGCTTTGAATATGATTCGAACGTCTGGGAACTCATTGCGCAAACCTCTTAAAAATTGCCTTGTCAATTCAAGTTCTTGCAAGAATCTCGGCGCGTCTGGTTCTTGTGGATGTCTTGAAAGTCTATGCGAATCTATCACGTCACCATTAAGAACTATATTAATACACTTTTCACGCTTTGCCGTTTGTATTGCAGCCTTCAAAGCTATAATGTCATGAGAGCCAAAATGAATATCACAAAACACCGCTGTTTTTCCTTCAATCCTTACAAGGCTATAAGATTGATCCCGACCGTCTGGCATTGCATCTAGCCAGTCCATAGGAGCGTCTGGGCTTGCAATACCTCGCATCTTGTATATTACCTCCGCCTCGTCTAATTTAAGACGGTGGCGGATAGTGTGTTTTGTTTCTCTATAGCTCAAAATTAAGATAGTCCAAGTGGGAATTCATTTTCATGGTCTTCTGTGCAAACTTCTGCTTGTACATTGTCAGGTAATTCAATTACTGAATAACCATCCCATGCAATTATATCAATCACTTTGCCTGTGTCTTTATTTATTAATGCGTAATTCATGCTTGTAAAATTAAGTTCTTAGCTTCTTCTTCTGTTCCATCTATAGAAGTTTCTGTGTTCCAGATATCGCCATTTTCATCAATGAACTTCCACAATATAACTGGAAAAGGCGTTCCGTATTCAATAGAACTACCATCTTCATCTCTTGCTAAAGTAGGAATATTTACTGTTTCTGTTTTCTTGTAAAATGTTAAAACCATTATGCAACCTCCCAAATAACCATTTGACTTCCTTTGTGTACTGTTATTCCAGTTCCAGATGTTAAGACATTTTGAGCGAATAAAAATGTACCAGTATAATTCGAAGTCATTGATAAACCAACTTGTATTGGTACGGTTCTTGGTATATCTCCATTTGTATTAATATTGGAACTTGTATTTGAAGTCCCATCTGCAAGCGTCGTTGCTATATAACCATTAGAATTCCCATCAAATGCGTATTTGATAGCAGGGCTTCCCGAAGTATTAGTTCTACTTATCAACAATCGTAATTCAATCCAATAATTTTTTCCACTAGTAAAACCGTTCCATGTCAAATGATCATCTGCTTGCAATGTTGTTGAATTAGTTACCGTTTCATTTGCTGTTTTGGTAACTACTGCAGTCGGAGCACCAAGAGAACCACCACCACCACCACTCGCTGCGAGTGTAGTTCCTGACATTGTTAAGCCCGTGCCTAGAGTAATTTCTTGCACGTCTCCAGAACCTGAATCACCACGCCCCAAAAGTTTAGAAGCTGCGGAAACATTTTGAATCTTTGCATAGGTTACGGCGTCATTGTCAACCGTCCAAGTTGCACCTGAACCGCTTACAGTTATGTCCCCTTTGTCACCGTCGGACACACCACCGCTAGCAGTTGTCCAAGAAAGATTGCTTGAACCGTCTGTAGATAAAACTTGTCCGTTTGTACCGCCCGCAACTTTTAACTTTGTCAAGTCGGTATTGATTGTGTTTGTATTGTCAATTGTCTTGCTACTTAGTGTCGAGCCTAATTGACCGCTTCTTACTTTAGTTTCTGGCATCTCAATTCCTTACTTTAGATAATCCGCAATTAATACATCGCCACTTATTGGAGCCGTTGTCATTGTAATTGTATTCGTGCTTATCGTGTAGTCATTACCCGCTCCGCTCTTTAATCGAATACCATTCAAATATAGCTTTAATGATCCAGACGTTGGTGTATATGCTAAAGTGTAACTAGTATTCGAACCGTTTACAGAACCGCTCGGAGTTTCTTCTGTCACGATATTAGAAGCACCAAAAGCACCCGCCGTGTCTTGCACGTATGTAATAGCAGTCGAGCCTAAAGTACCGCCTGAATTAGAAGTACAATAATACCTTGTGTCGGCATTCGTTGTACCTTGGTCAACAAAGACTAGCGTTCCCGTAATTTCATCCCATACATTTGAATCACTTGACCTTGTCATGGCAACGCCTGTGCCGTTCCAATCGTAGATCCCGTTTTGGCTTGTTGTTGACTGGTTCTTCAATAATACCCTTTCGCCACTCGAAAGAGAGTGACTATCAATCGAACTTGGCGCACTTGATATATTCACATCTGCAATACTTGCTACATGAACGTTCCTATATTTATAAGCACTTGACAAGCCAGCGATTGCAGTATCTACATAGCCCTTTGTACTTGCATCTGTAGAATTGCTGGGAGTGCCTAAGCTTGTTATTGTTTGGTTACCTAAAGAAACAGAACCCGTAAACGCAACGGAACCGTCTTTCTTTATGAAGTTGGCACCGTCTGCAAGCTTTGAACTTGCTATACCAGCGCCCGCTTGTATTTTACTGTTATCTATTGCACCGTCTTTTATTTGGCGGCCTGCTATTTGTGTTTCTGCCATTGTTAAGCCTTTTTGTAATTAACTCTTAAAACGTCACCAACCGCCAAAGAATAAGTAAAGTTTATTGTCAAAGTTCCGCTTGTTGTATAGTCAATTCCGTTCGTTGCATGAATTCCATTCACGAATACTTCAACTGTATCTGGATCAAAAGCATAATCTACAGTAAACGTTGCATTTGTTCCATTGATTGCACCGTTTGGAGTTTCTTGCACAACTTGACTGTTTGCCGTTGTTGTTAGGAATCCATTCCATTCTACAGTTACATCGCCGACATTAACTAAACTCATGTAGTCACCGTATCTAGTATATGAACATCACCTTGCACCCACCTAACAACTTCGCCACTTGCAAAAGTGATTCTCACATCGTAATATAAATTTTTTGTAGGAGTCAAAGCAAGTGAAGTTGCGGCGGGCAAATTAAGAATAATCTTACCAGCCGTGTGCGGAGTGTCTAACGTTGCTGTAAACGTAAACACTATGGCGTCTGTACTCTTATCTTTACATTGACTTGAAAGCGTTGCGCCTGTTAAATCAATCGCCGCTCCACTTGAATCACTAAAGGCAATAACGTAATTAAACGTTTCGCCTCTGTAAATTTTTATGTTTAACTTGTTTCTCATGGATTCTCCGCAAATAATTTGGCTACAAAAGAACCACCAACTGCAAGACAAAGCAAAGTGACTGCTAACCATAATCTTTGAGTTAAAAGTGCAAAACCACAACCAGCAATTCCAGCGCTTGCAAAAGCGCCTGCTATTCGTCTCACCAATCTTGGTGTAGGTTCGTTCCAATATTCAAAACCAAACTTCATTATTTGTTCGCCATAATTGCGTAAATCTGATCTAGTCTTGCATTCACTTTCTCGAATTGCTCGTCCATCTTAGCAGCATTTTCTTTTTCAGTTTTTTCCAATTGTTTAACTCGATATTCAAGTTGTGAATTGTTGAATACGGCATGAGCCGTTTCTTTGATTATTGAACTGATTTGATTTGCATGGCTTATTTGTGTCTTATTCATGTATCGCAAAAACATAAGCACAATCGTTATTGTACTTACTAAGCTGGCTAAAATGTTCTTAAGTATTTCAGGTACAAAATCCATTTCGATATATATATAAAAACAAGGGGTTTGCAAAGTTGCGCCCCCCTCGTCTGGAGAAGGAGCATGAGAAGTGAACCTATATTAAGAAATATATTTGACAATTCCAAATAAAAAATAAAAAAGCCATCTGGAAAGGAATTCACAGATAGCCTAATATTTCGCCTTTTAGCGGGGGCGTTCAAATATACGCAATTTTCTATACACTCCAAATAAAAAATAAAAAAGCCCCGAAGGGCTAATGTCCGAAGCTCTGGGGGGAGCTTAAAATACTATGAAATCTGTGATCCTAAAATAGTTACTTGGATCAATGGAACGCCTTCGCCTCCAAACGCCGTCGCCATCGTTCTGGCTACCCTTAACACCGCTCGAAGTATTGCCCTCAACCGTCGTACCTTTCGTGCCGTTCCACTTTTCAACAATACCAGCATGGCCAAAGATTGTATTACCACGCCTCCAGACAATGATCGTTCCTGATGGTAGCTCACCATTGAATGTGTTTGCTTTAATTGTCTTGTTCTTAGTTGCAAAACTACGTGCAAGCCCTGAACCTGTAAAAGGTAATCCCTTGACGCCCGCAGAATCAAGACAAAAGTTCACGAATGCTGCACACCATTGTGAGCCGCGCGGCGCTTTGGATACCTTTTGAAAGCGCTCTACCCAGTACCCGCCATTGTTACCAACTTCTTTTGTGCCTATGAATCCACGAGCAATCAAGTACGTTTTATGACTGCGAGAAACACAAAGCGGCTGTGAGTATATTGGCTGTAAGAAACAAGCTGTAAGCAATAGGACTAGAAGATATGATTTCACGTGTGTTAACCTCTTTTATTAATATTGAATCTACAAACCATGCGCAACCGATTGCAAGGGCATATTTGCTTAAACCAAAAGCAAATGTACTGAACTGCCAATTTGAATTTAGTGTGAAGAAGATTGCAAGGAATGCGCCTAAAAATAAGGGCGCAAAAGTTTTAAGAGCTTGCATGATGAATCCTTAAATTGATACATGTAAAATTGAGACTTTAGAAGTCAAGATCTTTTTATATAAGGGAGTGAATTTCAAAGTTGTTAAACCGTCGCTTGTACCTTTTGCATAGCGTTCCCAGTTAGCCTTTGCAAGTGTTGAATCTATATTTATTGCATGATCAAGACTTTTGAACGTGCCACCCTCACGTCTTGTGATCACTAAGTTTTCATTTGCACATCTTTTTATTAAATCATCATCTTCAGAACCCCATCCCCAGAACTCATTAGAAAATCCGTTTATTCTCATGAAGTCAGCATTTGGGAACATCGTAACACCACCGAAATAGGTTTCATATGGTATGCCGTTCTCGAATTGCGTTGCGCTTGCAACTAAGTGAGTCGGGCTTAAGCATGGTGAATAATCCGCTGTGATAGGTAACATATCAATATCGTGAAATACGTAATAATCCGCTTCTATTGAATTATAGCCAATATTACAAAGTTTGCCACGATTGAACGGGAGGCCAGGTTCTTGCTCAACTATCAAGATATGAAAGTCGTGGCCTTGCATAGTCAAGTAGGTACTCATGTACGGAATAAACTCTTTTGCGTGTTCGTGCCTATCTCTAAAAGGCACTATGATTGCTAATTGCATTAATCCTCACTCATTGCGTAAAATTCCGCTTTGCCTTGTGCTTCTTGCAAAGTGCAATTCCTGAATCTGTACTTAATTAAGCCTTTGCCTTGCATATCGTAGATAGTGAACTTCCAACCGTTGTCATAAGGTAATAAAACGCAAAACGATTGCACGCCATTATAGTAAATACTAGCTTTGCAACCGTCTTTGTAACTTCGCCAATCAAAGAAAGGCGTCTCGTTAAAATGGTATATTTTCGGCATGGCTTATAGGTTCCACTTTATTTATAGCGCTTAACTTCACACTTGTAAAGTAGGCAATTTCACCAGTTGGCTTGTTGTACTTTCGACCTGTTAAGTACACGCTGATTTTTACTTCATCATCTTGCTTGAATCCGTTCAGCATCTCACAAGCGTTGTTTGTTGCTTCGCATCTTATGAACTCTGTGTACTTACCAGAGTCAATTCTTAAAACGAAATCACGCTTTGAAAACTTATCACTTATTTGTTGAACATCTCCAACGTGTTCAATGAATCCACTCAAATCAATCTTGCTCATGCTCTTAATCCAAATTCTTGTAACAAATCTAACATTTCTTCTTGTGAAGTTTTTCCATTTGGCAAAATCCACTTATGAGAACTCACGGGCTTTACATGTGAAACTTGCACGGCGTCAATAATACCTAGCTTGCAATTGCCACTCATGGCAAACCATAAGTGATCCAAGCCCCATCCCGAATAATTCAAGTCAAATGTCCATAGCATCTCTTTCAAAAAAGCCTTTGAAAACAAAGGACACATGATCTCTACAAAATTAGTTTCACGTGTTAAGCTATTTGGAACGTTCTTTGTAACCTCCCAGCTTGCATACGAATCACTTGATAAACTAGGCTGGCATAAATCGAATTCGCAAGCCTTTGATAATTTAACTAATTTTTTCAAATCACCATCATTTATTTTTATATCGTAATCAGGGAACCAAAAATAATCGTAAGCACTTAGCAGGTCTTTGTCTTCAATAAGCTTCTTAATGCCGTGATATTTGAAACTCTTTTCTGTTTCGTAATCAATTACAAAAAGATCATAACCTGAACTTGAATATTGTTCCAAGCCGTCATGAGCTTTGTTTGTTGTAAGAATGACTGCTAGTGTACTCATTTTCCTATTGCTTCCCAAAATTCTTCAATCGTTTTAATTACTTTGTACTTACAGCCAACGCTCAAAACCTTCGCTTGCCACTCGATTTGAAGCACGCTCTGACGTCCTTTCAATGCCTTGAATTCCAAGAACACCACGCCATCTGGATGTAAATACGTCATGTCAGCAACACCAGCAACCAAGCCTATCGAACGCAAATGAATCCCGTGCCGTGCATTCTGGGGATTGTTGAAGTTTATATACAAAAGTCCCCGTTCTTCTGGGTATTGATTCCAGTGCGATTGAAAACAAAGGGCTTGTAATTGGGCTTCACTCACTTCACTTTCTCCAATCTGTCAATTGCTTTGAAAATCTGATAAGCCACTTGCGGAACAATTGCATTACCGTAAGCCTTTATACTTTCGTTTCGCCATTTTGGAAAGGTAATTCCGTCCAATTTGGTGGGAAACCCATCATCTCCGCTACAAACCGCGGATTGAGTTGGGAAGTTTTGCCAGTTTGATTTGTAGTTTTGTGTATCACACTGACTAAGTCTTGTCCCTTCCAATTCGGTTGATTCCCTCGTGTATTGCAATCGCTCCTTGTCGGAGTAGGCAACATCCCATCGCTCATCATTCTGGTTAACGTCATTGAATGCATTGAACCTGGTTTGACCTGAGTACTCTTCATGTTCGCTGTCGCATTGGTCGCATCCATGCAAGTCGGAGTCGGCAGCAAGCCAATCTTTGCCATTGTAGTCAAACTGTCTATTCGGTTGTTTGCAATTCTCTCCTTGCTGTTGTCTATTTCCTGAGCTCTCGGCGTAGGCAACAAACCAAACCCTGTCCCTTCTGTGTGGTGCGTTGACGGCTGCAGCTGGAATAACAATCGGCCAAACGGCGTAACCTTCAGCTTCCAAGTCAGTACACACCTCGTCGAAAACAACTCCGCCGTTCCAAGTAACGAGTCCATAAACATTCTCCCCCACAATGTAGCGCGGCCTGACCTCTCGAATAACTCGAAGCATTTCTGGCCAAAGGTGACGGGCATCGTCTTTCCCTTTTCTTTTGCCTGCTGCGCTATACGGTTGACATGGAAATCCGCCCGTGAGAATGTCGATTCTATCTCTAAATTCAAAGAAATCTGATTTGGTAATATCTCCATAATGCTTTGACTCAGGCCAATAATGATTTAATACTTTTGATCCAAACTCATTGAATTCACAATGAAATAAATTATCCCATCCAATCCACTCGGCTGCAAGTTCAAAACCTCCAATACCGCTAAACAAAGAGCCGTGATTCATCTTACTTCTTTCTCCAATGCATCCAGAGCCATCCATTTGCATAGCCCATCATTTGCGTAAATTGTTTCGCTTCATGCAAGTTACGACATAAAGTTTTAACAATCCAAATAGAATTTATTTTTTTTGCTTTTGCTAACATTACCCACGTTTCAATATTGCCATAACGTGCCATGTTCATCGCATGGCTTTTTGTAAGTTCTTGCAATTCTGCAATGACTTCACGTTCTGTCTTTGGTATCACACAACCGCAATACACGCAAGCCCTCGCAACGCTCGGAATCAAAGCTCCACAATCTTTGCACAACTTCACGGGCGCAACGCCACTCGATTTCTTCTTTTCTTTTTTCTTTAAGCTCCACTCCCGAGGATCATCCCAAAAACCATGAGTTAAAACGTTATTACCAAAATCAAGAATCATAAAACTGTCTTTGCCAGTTGCCGTTCTTGAACCACGACCACACATCTGCAAATATAAAGGTAAGCTCTTAGTTGCTCGGTATAGTATTACGCATTCTGTAGAAGGTTCATCAAAACCCGTTGTAAAAAGCCCTACATTTGATAAAACCGCGTTCGGTGTCACTTTATACCAGTCGAGGGCGTTTCGTCGCTCTGCGGAGCTTGTAGAGGCATCTACGTGCATAATGGATATGCCGTGTTGAGAAAATTCAACACAAAGTTCTTTAGAGCTTGCAATGTTGGAACAAAACACCAAAGTTTTTTTTCCACTTGCTAACCGCTTGTAATTGCTTAAAACGCCCTTGTAAATTTGCGAAGTGCTGTACATTGCACCAAGACTGGCCGCGTCGTAATCGCCCCCGCGCGTCTTTATGCCTTGTAAATTTACCTCGACACCGTAATACGTAGGCTTCGCTAAATACCCTTGCTCGATCAAGTTTTGAACGTCTATAACGTTTACAATTTCGGTGTAGTGCTTGTCTAAACTTTCTTGATTGCCTTGGCGGTATGGTGTAGCCGTTGCTCCTATTACGATTGCATTATCACTAACAAACGGCATTAACTTTGAAAAGGTTTGCTTGTGAGCTTCATCAAATATTATCAGATCAAGTCTTTTGAATAGCTCTAAGTACTCAGGTTGGCTTAAGCGTCTGTAGATTGTTTCGACCATTGCAACGTAAATTGAATATCTGTTTAAGTGCGTTGTAAAGGCTTGGATATACTCTGGTAATATTTTGAGGCGGTTTAATGCGCCTCCAGATTGTGTGAGTAGTTCAACACGGTCTGTAATGATCATCACTGTCTTGCCCTTTTCGATTGCGCTTCTGCACATCTCTGAAAAGATCACAGTTTTGCCTGCTCCCGTTGGAGCGCAAAGAATAATTCTTTTGTGTCCGCTTGCAATTGCATTGCGGAGTTTTTGAATTGCATCAAGTTGGTATTGTCTTAATTGTGTCATTATTATAGATATTATAGATTATTATAGACTTTTCAAAAAGTCTGTAATAGGTTAAGTTCTTAATTTTCAATAAGTTGCGGAAACTATTATAGATATTATAGATATTATAGACTTTAAACATATATTTATACACATATACATACACACACACACACACGCATTTTATATATATATAGAACTACAAAAATTTACATAATATCTGTAATATCTGTAATAGTAAACGTTGGTTCAAGATCATTGCGTTTGCATACCCACCATACGCCAGAAGTTTTGCCATTTATGGACTTGTATTCCTTTCTATATCCATAATTTTTAAGGACTTGGCCTAATTTGTGAGATGTTAGTCTTTGGTTAGTATCTTGGCTAATTATGTTCAAAATTTGGGTATTCGTAAGCCATTCGGAGTGTTTTGCTTCTGGTTCTTTGAAATATTGAATGAGTAATTCTTCTTCAATGCAAATTGATCGATTTGCGTATGTGAGTTCGTTTAGGATTGCAATATCTACAGAATTTAACTGCCATTCTTTGCCACATGATATATATTCATGATAAAGCTCCGCAAAAAGTAGATCTTTATCGATTGAATTATACAAATCCCAATCAATACCGGTTATATCGATAGGAATAATCCTTCTATTGCCTGTCAAGTCGTTAAGTAGTTGAGAATCATTAGAAGTCCCGCAAAGAACTGCATATCGTTGCATATCAATATTTCTTTTTTGATATGGCGGCCTAACTGAAAAGATTTGCTTTGAACTTAGTTCTTTGAGTAGTTTTTCTTCTTTTTTGGACTTACCTCCGAATTCATCATCGCATATTATTAGCTTATTACACATCAAGATAAGATCATCTTTGCCAAGATCGAGTTTAGATTCAGCATAGTAACTTCTTAGCTTTTCAGGAAGTAGTTTTCTAAAGAAATTGGTTTTCCCTATGCCTTGCCCACCGCAAAGAACTAAGATTGTTACAGAGTGAGTGCCGTGCATAGAAGCAATGATTCCAAGAAGCCACTTTTTGACATAGTTTTCAAGAGTAGCGGGCGTCATGTACTTATTTTCTTTATATTGTATTGCTTGGCATAGCCTTGTAATATGTCCGCTTGTCTTAATGTCACGGCATTCTTGCAAGTATTCGGTAAAAGGATTGAAGCTTTGCGTATTATCGCTATCAATTATGCTATTAACTATTTGAGATTGTACGGTGTTACCTAATTGTTCACGTAATTGAATAAATATATTGTTAAATTCACGATCTGTGAAGTTACGGCCGTCGATTTCCATGTTTTGCGTAACAAGATTGAACCGAAGATCATAACTTTTCAGCATTAACTTGATAGATTCGATTTCTCCAGAGCTTTTTTGCGCTTTTTTTGTTTTTATATCGAGTTCAAAGGCTTTGTCAACAGTTGCAACGATTTCCGAGCCTTCAATTCCCTGTTGTTGAAGTGCTTTAAGAGCTGAAGCCTTGGCTTGCTCTGCGTTTTGGCTATCTCGTGACTTTGCAAGTTGTGTAAGATTGATAATTTTACGCGTTGTATCTGTTTGGGTTTCAATCCCAGCTTGTGAGCACAGATAAAAGAACGTATTGAGGCTTACAGAGCCGTTTTTGTTCTTAAGAAGAAGATTGTACTTAGCATCTGTTTGCAGTTCATCATATTTAGGGCTTATAGAGCTTACAGCATGATAAAGTTCACGCCCTTGTTCTCCTAGGCCATTTGCCAAAGAATAGCCTATCTGAATCCAATCATGATGGCTATTGTTAGTAAGATCGATTTTCTTGTCGTGAATCTGCTTTATGATATGTTTATAGTCTTCATTTGTAGCAATTACTGGCTTACGTTCGATTTCTTGTGTTTTATCTTTAATATATAGCTTAAATTGCTTTGGTTCGTGGTCTTTTTGATATAAATCTGGATCCCATGAAACTATTCTTAATCGTGAAACATCTTTGCAAGATTTGTCTGCAATCACTTTGTAGTAATCAGCAAGATATTTCTCAAGTCCAAGATATGCTTCTAAGTGTTTTGAGCCGTCTATCCTGAAATATGCCACCCATCCAAGGCCACCGACGGAACGGTGGACTGCCCAAGTATATGGATCATTCTTTAGCGCTTCTATGTCGGCGTCTTCATTGTCTTTGAAGTCGATATCTACACAAAGGATATTGCTGTGTTGCTGTAATGAGTCTGCACGCCTTTTTGAGAATGTTCCTGAAGGCGTCACGGCTGGCATTGTTTTCTTGTCCTTTTTACCAAGGCGAACGGCCAAGACTTCATCTTGCCAGCGGCCGTCTTTTACATAGCCTAGAAATGTGTAGAAAGAGATGTTCACTTCTGGATTCGTGTCCAGAGCTGTTTTGAATACTGAAATACTCATTTTGCCACCCTATCAAAGTAAAAACTTTCAAATTCTTGAATAAACGCTTGAAAATCAAGTGAATTGATAAAAACGTCTTTTACTTTTAGGATTGAATGTACTACACTTGACGGATGTTTATTAAATTTTAATCCTATGAATGTTTGTGTAACTGGCAAAGTAAAATACAGTAAAAAGAATAAGATATGCCTTGCATCTGCTAGGTTCCTATATCGTTTATTTGAGTAGATATCCTCAACAAGTACTTTCTTTTCTTGAGCTAGCCAGTTAGTAATTTTATTTATAGCAAAGTCTGGATCTTTAGCAAATTGTTTCTTTGCTTTGATGTATTTTTTCATTATGTCTGGAGTTTCACCAATTACACGGTCTTGCTTTGGTTTGTAGGTGATTCCAAATAGTTTCATTCGTTCTTCTCGTAATTGCTCGCTTAGTGTCATTTCATTGCATCCAGATAATTAAATAAATCAATATATTTTTTTTTGTCTATAAATTGCGGAATATGTCTTTTGTAATTGTAGATATCTCTTTGAGTAAATATATACTTTTGAAGATATGAAAGTTTACAAATATTTCGAGATCTGAAATAATATACAATCGCAAAAAGATTAAGATTGCATCCAGTATGCCGAGACGCTTTAATCAGAGCAAGTTCTTCAAAAGTGATATTCAGTTTTTTGCAAGCTTCTAAAATCATAGGATGTTTGCAAGTCACTGGTTCAATTACTTTTTTAATAGGGAAAAGTTTAAGACGTTCTTTCTTAAGTTGAACACTCATAGGAACGTTAGGTTCAAAAGAATCTGGTAATTCTAAATATTGAATCGCTTGCATATGCACCTCCAGAATAATAACCATTGTGCAAATTGAATTCTAAACATTTGACGTGTCATGTTCATAGCAACTCCATTTGATTTTTAGATTCAATTAAAGAAATTAGATTTTTAGATGCTAAATTGTAATATGATTCTTTTAATTCAAATCCTATACCATATCTATTCATTTTAACAGCTTGATATACTTCACTACCAATACCCATAAAAGGTGAAAAAACTGTATCGCCTTTATTTGAATATAAATGAATTAGTCTTTCTATAGTATCAAGTTGGAGTGGACAAATATGCTTTTCATCTTCATCTTCTCTCGCATTTCTAAAACCTTGTAAAGTATTGCTATAATTAATATCCATCCAAACTGGAGATGCATATTTTTGCCATAAATCAACTGATAAATCAGTATTAGTAACAGGGCAATCTCTTTCTCCATCTTTTCTAAAAATTAAAATATAATCTGGAATACCTACTCTTGACATTGTACTATCTTTTTTAATTTGTTTGTGTAATAATCCGAGTGCTTTTGTTCTTTGCATTTCAACTACAGGATCTTTCCATATGGTAATTCTTGAATGATATACGAATCCTACACTATTAAATAAATTTATTATCATACCACTAAAGTCTCTTAAACCTATATATCCTTCTTTTCCTTTTTGTATTGGTAAATCCATACAATGAATAGCAATATTTCTGCCTTGCTTTAGTACTCTAAATAATTCAGAGGCTAAAAAAGAAAATTGAGTGAAAAACTCCTGATAATCTTTAGAATTCCCCATATCTTCTATA